CCACCTGCATAAGACGAACCAGTACCAGGGATTACAGCTTCACCTCTAGCACCTGCTGAGTAGCGTTGCATACTTGAAGCCATCTTTGATGCAGGAATAATGTATTCGTCTTCTCCAGCTTCTCCTATGACTCCTACAGTTGGTCTTGTAACCATTCCTCCTGAAGAAAAGTAATTAACAGCCTCTGTGGTAGGTACTTTTTTAGGCCCTCCTCCAAAATTAATCCCCCCTACTATGCTGGAAATTGCAGATTGTAAAAACATACTTGCAATACTTTTAGCGATACTTGCAAGGCTTTCTCCTAGTGTTTTCGTTCCAGCTATTAATCCTTCAATTGCACTTGTAAGTCCTGTTGCAATCGTGTCTTTTATTTGAGTCCATAATGCTAATTGTTCTTCTAATTGAGTTTTTATAACAACATTTCCTCGTATTCTTTCAATAATATCGCTATCTTTTTTTGGATCTAAATTTCTTTCTTTTATAATTTCATTAATTTCTTTTTCTATAGCAGCATTCTTTTCTCCTAATTTTATTCTTTGTTTTAAATTTTCTATTTCTTTTTCTAAACTCATGTTTGCAGTATCGCCTTCAATTCCTTTTTGGCTTTTTTCAAAAGCTGTTTGACGTAAAAGTTCTATTTCGGCGTTAATTCTATTAGTTTGACTTTGTATAGCACCTTTACCTCCTGATACATTTGCTAAATCTAATTGTAATTTTCTTAACTTAGGATCAGTATAATTTTCATCAAAACTTGCTCTAGTCATTTTATTTGCATTTTCTGAAATTTTAAAAAATTTATCTGCAAGATTTAAAATACCTGCTAATCCTGCTGTTGTTTTAGTCACAATAATTGAAATCATATTTTGAATACCTTGAGAAGCTTGTCCAAATTGTTTTAAATTATTTACTCCTTTTTCTCCAACAATTCCTGTCAATCTTTCCATAGCTTCATTCATTGCTGCTTGTGGCCCTTTTACTTTTTCTAATTCTTGTATATAAGCTTCTGTAGCTGTTCCTGTTACACCTAAAGATTTAGTAACTTCTCCTACATTTAAACTATATTTATTCATTGCTTGTCCCAATTTTGCAGTACTTGCCACCATCTGACTAACTATTTGATCAAATTTTTGACCAATAGCACTAAGAATAATTTGTGCTCCAAATCCTCCTTTAGTTCCCATTTTGCTTTGGGCTACTGCACCAGCAGCACCACCAGCTATACCTCCGAGTCCACCACCAAATAGCATTGGGAAACCAACGCCAAGCATCATATTTTCATTGAGTCTTTGTCTTCTATCTCTTCTTCCTTGTCTCATTCTTTGGTATCTTTGGAAACCTCTTCTGCTTACTGTTCGACCTCTAAAATCAATACCTTCTGTTTCTCTTTGAGCAGCCAAAGAAGTTCTTGCTTCTGCTTGTTGTCTAGAAGTTAATGGAGCACCTTGTTGTAAACGCTTATAAATAAATTCTCTTTCTTGTAATTCAGCATTAATACGAGTTTCTTGTTGAACAACAGATTTAGCAACAGATTCATATTCTTTTCCTTCTGCTGTAACTTTTTCGGCTAAACGTAATCTTGTTTCTCCTAGATTGCCTTCCATACTTGAAAGAAGACCTGCACCTTTAGCACCTGGCCCTGCTGCACTATCGTATTGAGTCCAAACTGGTCCTTTCATTAAAGACTGTTGTTCTTTATTTCTAATCAATATCCGATCTCTTGTTTCTTCCGTAATAGCTCGTTCTACTTCTAATAATTTTCTGTTTAATCCTTCAATTAATTGAACTTCGTGAACTTCTGCGTTTTTAATTTTAGCTTTTAAATTTGCTTGATCTATCTCACGTTGCTCCAATCTCGAAGGACCACGCCTTGCAGCCATAACTTCTGGTCTATCATTTGCTTTCTCCCAAAGATTCTTACCAACCTGACCAGGACTAATAAGCCCCATCATCATTGCACCAGCAACGTTATACATTCCCTTGAACATCCTTGCTACGCTATTAATCGCTATTGCTGCTTGACGTTCAAAAGCAGTAAAAGCCTGTGCAGCAGAAATGATTTGATTTAATCCATTCCATGCAACCGTTACACCTGTAATTCCTTCTAAAATTCGTGCTGACCAACGTGCATTAACAGAAATATTTTCATTTAAAAATTTTCCTAATAAAGGAATTTTTTGAAGAAGACGACCAAAAGCTTTATCAACTACAGGTACTTTTTGAGCTAAAGCATCAATACCTCTAGCAGCACCTATTTTTCCTAATCTTGTTCCTAAAGCTTTCTTTCCTGCACCACCTATCGCTCCAGCCACTCCTCCCAATATTCCTAATCCTCCTTTTGCTGCTTGTTTCGCAAGATTTAATGCTCTTACTGATCCGTTAATATCTGCATTTATAAGAGCTGTTCCAATTCTTGATTTAGCTAATTCTTTGTTGTATTCAAATTGTGCTTTTTTAACTCTTACCGTTGCTTCAACCCATTCTTTAGTACCTGCACGACCAACAACTAATTCTTGTTGCTCTTTCTTTGCATCAGCCAAGCTTTCCTTAAGACCAGCCAAACCTTTTTTCGTGGCTTGTGGCCCTTTCATTACGTCTGAAACTCTTTGTATCTCAGCCTGTAATTTTTTATATTTTTCACCTCCTATCTCTACTACTGATAATGTTTTTTCTAATTCAGACTTGTAAACAGATAAAACTGCTGTTGTTTGAGGAAGTGTCTTACCAAAACTTAGTAATTCATTAACACCTTTAAAGGCATCATTTTTATTAACACGACCTGTTCCATAAAGTTGTTGTTCTATTTTTAATCGTTCAATCTGAGCTAAACGTAATTTTTGTTCTGCTCTTACTTGCGAAGTGACAGCACCTTCGTAAAGCTTCCCTGCTACTTTGGAATTTGCTGCAACTCTACTAAAAGCTGTTGCTTGTGCTTTCAAGCCTGCTTCTGTAGCAGATAGCTGTCGTTTACCTGTTTGTATTGTAGAAAAATATTTGTTTAAAGCCTTTTGAGCATTAGCAATAGCATCAGCCCTATTAAGATCCATCCAAGGATTTTTACTTTGCCTAGCTGTTGATCTTTTATCGTCAAACGCTATAGGTACTTTATTTAACTGCTTTAACGAATTTTGAAGATTAATTACCGAGCCATTAGCATTTTTAATTTCTTGTCTTAAATTTTTTAAATCCTTTTTTGCCTTCTCAGCACCACCACCCTTATATACACTTTGTAATTCAATAATTGCCTGTTCTACTATATTTGCCACGACCAGAATCCTTAGTTCTTCATCAGTTTACCTACTCCTACGAATTTTTTGCATTTCTTTCTCTTGATCTTCGTTAAGAACTTGAAAATATGCACTCCACCCTATTATCTCCTCTAACGTCATTTGACGGACCTCCGTTAATGATTTGCCTAGCTCTTTAGCAATGCCAAATTGAAGCATTAACAAATTATCTTTACGAAGCTCCGCACTTAGGATTTTGGGTCGATTTCATCAGCATCTGTGTTAATAACAGCAAGCATTAAGATTTGAAGGTCAGCATCCCTTACTTCATTTTTTAAAACATCAATTTCACCAGCGTTAAATAATCTATCGCCATTCTCGTCTTGAGCTTTTGTCATTAAAAGTCTTAACGCAAACTCATTAGCATCGTCAGATTTAGCTCCTTTTTGTGCTCTCTCTCTTTCTGCCATTGTTAAAGGTGAAACCCACATTTCAAACACCGTTCCATCAGATAACTCAACTTCTCTTTTAGTAGCTTGTAAGTTGGCAGCTTTCTTTAAGCGATCTATTGCTCTTAAAGGTGGGCGTGAGGTTCTAGGACTATTTGTCATAGTGAAAATTTATACAACGACAGTCTAACCTAATAAACAATAAAAAACCCCACTAAAAAAGTGGGGCTTTTGGAACATTCCGATTCCGTACCTATTATGTAGAACTTAAGTCGAAAGTAGGCTGACCTGCTGGACGGAAGTTAACTGTTACTTCTTGAGCATCATCAGGGTTAACACTAAAGCTTGCAGAAGTTAATGTTGCATCAAAGCTGATTGAACGGCTAAGAGTGTCACTAACATTCCCACCACTGAATACACGATCTGTATAAAGTTTGAACGCTGCACCAACTTGCTGACGCTGAAGAACGTCCTCTACCAATCTGTTTGACAATGCAGCATCTTCATTTGTCATGTATGTAGAAGCAGTACCAGAACCTTCACCAAAACCTGCAATGTACTTTCTAAATGGAACGTACTGACCAGGAGTTTGACCAATTGTTGTGCAATCAATCTCAGCTCTTTCAACTTCAAAAGTCCATTCTCTTACTTGCCCAATAGCAGCAAAATCGTTGTAATAAACTTGAAATTCGTTAGGAGCTGCTGCTGTTCCTACATCAGTCAAGTCAACAGCAGAACCACCATTAGTAGCAGAAACTGTTAAAGCTCCTGTAGCCGCAGTGTATGTTTTTACATAGTAAGTTGTTCCAGCAGTTACTCCAGCAGGTAACGTTCCTGTTCCTGTCCCACCAGTTGAACTATCTACAACTTGAAACTTAACTGGATCACCAACCTTTAAATTCAAATAGGTCTGAACGACCATTGTTTCTGTGCCAATAGTGACATCAGTAGGACTAAAAGTACCTGTAGTACCAGCAGGTTTGTAGTAGAGAGCACCTGATGTGCCAGATAAAACGGTTACGGCCATGAGGCTGCTTAAGAAATTTACCTATAGATTAGCTCAAAACCGTGGCAACGTAAGAAGTTTCTATTCTTCCCATGAATAATGGTGAGTTTTCTTCGCTAGAAAAACTTGGTCCTTCTATAGAGCCAACTTTAAAATACGTTCCTGTAGTACCTTTTGTCCCATTATTAATAGTTTCAAGAACATCAACAGCAGTTGTTATTAATGTTTGATTTCTTGCTGGTCCTTCACCTTTTTTAGAAAAGCAGCGAATAACAATTGCTCCTCTAGCGTTATCTACACTCGAACTTAATGTCGCATCATTTGTTAAGCCAAATGTAACATTTACTCTTACGTACTCAGTCGTGCTATTCGCTGGAGCAGCAGTAATGTTGTCAAAGAAAACAGGAACCGCAGGACTTAATCCTCCAAAAGCACTTAAAAGAGGATTTTCTACTTGTGCTCTAATTTTTTGATAATTCATTTCTTAAGAACAACTCCTTCTTTTACTCTTTTTTGCATTTTGCCACCTTTCATATAAGTCGTGAACCAATCTAAAGGTGCAGTTGATTTATTCCTATTACCACCACCTTGAATTTGACCTCTTTTACCACCGTCGGGCCTAATACCTCTAAATAAGATATCTCCTTCAGGTCCGTAACCAGGATATTTAAATCCATCTTTAGGAACTTCTAAATCCATAGCGACTCTGGCATGTCCAGCAGTATTGCTAATTCTTATTTTTTTTACTCTATCTATATCTTTTTTAGTTGTTTTTAATTCAGGAATATCACTTACTTTGTAAGGGAAAGAACCACTTCCTGAAATCGAAGTACCCAAACTTGTTGCAATATAACTATCTCTAAATTCACCAGACCAAACTGGTCCTGCTTCCGCTAAATCATTCATTATATTTTTCGCTATTGTTCTTACTTTGATGTTTTGTTTTCTTCTTGCTTTTAAAACGAAATCATCAATTCCTTTGCCTGGTGTTTTCTTTTTCATTACTGTGGCCTCACGATCAATGTATGAAACACAGGCTTATCTCCTCTAGCAGTCTTAATATTAATAATTTTTGCTTCTCTAGTAGCACCTGCTTGTGGATATTGAACACGATCTGCTTCGGTAGGATAATAATCTCCTAACTCACTTGCTCCAATAACAATTTTCAAGTCAGTCGTCTGGTATAGACCTTCGTTTTCATTTGAATTAATCTCTAAGATCACTCCTTTTACACTTACATTTGTATCTGCTCCAGTAACACCACCTGTTGTTGGGTTATAAGTCTTAGGAGTTGTGCTTTTAACAAAAGTTAACGTTTGCCCCCAAGTATTTAAAATACTCGCTGGTACTGAACCAAAAACATCATCAATTTTAGCCATTTTAATTCCTTATGACACGAATTTGATGGCTGCCAGTTCCACCAGTGATATAAGCACCAAGATAGGACTGCAACCAAGGATAAACCTTAAGAACATTGTTAATACCTCCCATTGCAAGACTATTATCGGTGTATTTCACTTTTAATTCACCCATTTCTACTTCTTTCGCAACACCTTCAGTCCCTTTATTCCCTGTCATTGCACTTGTATCATTAGCTAAAGCTCTCGCTAATTCATATTGTGCATACTTGATTGTTTCAGGAATCTCTGTACAAGCAAGCTCAACATCATCGACATGATAGTTATAACGAGGCCATTTTAAGGCTTGCTCTTCTGAACATCTATCACCATAAAAACCCAAGCTATCGATCCAACGACAAGCAGAGATTAATGCACGATTTTTTTGATCGTCTGTTTTGTTTGACCACGTTGAATCATCAGGAGAAGTTTCAAAATAACTATTGGCAGATGCCAAGGTTGCATAGCTATTAGAATTTTCACCTTTCAAAGTGGCATGAATAGTAGCGGCCACGTTTACTTCTCAAACATTGATTTCATTCTAGCGTCATAAAAAACCCCCACCAAATAAATGATGAGGGTTCTTCGACTTCCGACTCAATACTATATCAAGAGATATTAGTTACATCGAGAGGTGTGTTAACTGTGATCTGAACAGCAGGGATCAAATCAACGTTATAAGTAGCTGACCACTTGTTAGCAGTAGCTAAGTTAGCGTTTGTTGGGTTGTCACCAGCATCTACCCACTTAGTACCCATTACGTGATACGCAGTGTGATAGTCAACAGAAAGCACATTCTGCTTAGACAAGATGTTGCGATCAGCTTCAATCCTTAGATCTTGCTGAACACCTTCCATGATGGTTCCTGCTTTCAATAGATAGCAGTAGTACTCAGTCTGATGACCAGTAGAACCAGGAGCAACAGTGTTAACAGCTTCGTCAACGATGACTCTACAGCCAGCGAATTGACCAACTTCTTTAGCACCGATGCCAACGCCACCGCCACCCCAAGTCACTGCACCAGATGCGGCAAGTGCTGCGGTAGAGAATGTCAACATTCCTACCTGATATAGGTAGTAAGCAACTGATGGATGAACAACCAATAGATCTGGCTCTTCACCACGCTCGCCCAACTTGTTACGAGCTTGAGCAATAGTAGAAGCTGTCAAGAAGTTTGCTTCACCAGCACCAGTACCAGCTTTTGCAACGTCAAGTGCGTTACCTGCAAGAGCAGTACCGAATAAACCAGCAAGCTGTGAGAACAAACGAGCGTTGTTCAACTTGTTGATTGCATCAGCCAACTGATTACGGATAGCCAACATTGGATCTTCGCCAGCAGCCAAGATTGCAATGTCATCAACAGCGTATGCGAAACCTCTGTGAACGATAGAAGCAATTTGTGTTGCTGTACCGATCTTCTGTGGTGTTAAGTAACCAGCAGTTGAAGT